AAGAAATATTACTTTTCTTTCGATTGCAAAAAATGGGGGCCTAAATCCATGATGGTGAAGTATTTGCATTTTGTTATGGGCATGTCATCAGTGTTGCCTAAAAGTTTTATTGATTTGTTCATGTTTGTGGTGATTAGGTATTTTAAGAAAAAAATATTTGTTAGTAAGAAAACCTGGGAAGCTTTCATCAAAAATAAAAGATTTTCTAAATATAGGGAATATTTTAAAATGGAAGAGGAGTTGGAAACAGCATACTTTGAAATGCCTTACAGCTTCGTTATGGGCATTTTCAATTACCTTTCATCACTGTTACATTCTTTTAATCAGAAGGAAGCAATGGAAAACATCATCCGAAGAGTTAAGAAAAAATATGACATCGATATAGAGTTTGAGATGCAAGCACATTCTGATGACAGTGGAGGTTATTTGATAATTTTCTCAAATAACAACAGCAAAATTGCTGAAATTCTTAACTTTGTTTTAACACAGTATGAAATTGAATTGAAGCTCTGCAATCATATGCTTTCAATAAAAAAATGTGTGGTTTCAGAAATTTACTCAGAAGTGTTATCCATCTTGTATGTTAATGGGAAACTGCTGCCTCTAATCCCTAAGTTTTTTGGAAACATGGCCTTCAAACCAACTTTGGAAGGATATGCAGCAGATCAATCACTTTCTTATGGTAAATGCATTGAATTGCTACAGAATGGTGCCACATTCTCAGAAGCTTTTTTTAATATGAAAGTATATAGTGAAATGGTTAGAGATTTTTATGGGTTAAGTTATGCTTCTAACAAGCCAATATCTGCATTGGGAACACCTAACAGTCATCCCATACTTGTCTTAATGTTGGGTGCCATGTCTGATGAAGCAAGATTGTTTAACACGGATAAAAAACAGTACTTTAATTACATAAATGCGGTTAGATTTTTATCAGGTCAAGAATATAGTGATGTCAAATCCAAACCCTTCAAAGAGCATTTTTTTATAAAACAGAGGAATTCTGTTGAGAAAATATGTGATGAGATTGTGAAAAAATATGAAATCACAGGGCTGCTAGACAAAGAAATAATTGCAGATTGTACTGTGAAAACAACTGTGTTACAACCTTTAAGTTTCTTGCACAAATGTAAGGATAGATCTTTCAATGCTTCGTTAAGCTACGAAAGCAACGTTAGGAGGTTGACTAGAATATTTTCCAATAAGAGCAAACAAAATAAAGTTACTGTTTTTGGTTACAACTCTTATTTTGAAATACAATCATTACTTGAATTGGCGGCACATCATGAGAGTTTTCGTGATATTGAACAGTCTGATGTGCTGAACAATTTCATAAAAAAATACAAAGAACAACCTCCTATTGATTACGAAGAGAGCTTCGGATTTTATATGAGAGACGCAACTGCCGTTTATGATTACCTCGATTCATCTATCTCAGAAAATGTTGAAATTACCAACAGTTACATGAGTTGCAAGCCAATTCACCTGTGCTTGACAACTGATGTACCTTTGTTGAATATCAAAGAGAAACTGGAGGAAATTTATTACTCAGACCATGAAGATTTTTATTTAACCTCACCTAGGAAGGAGTTGGTGAAAGAAAAAGAGAAGGTATGTGAATTTTTGGAGAGGCTTTCAGCAGATCCAAACAACAAGAACAATTTTGTATTCTTTGGGAGGAAAGCTATAAAGTCTGCTGAAACTGAAATGTTTTTATATGGCTATATAGACAGTTCCCATAGATTGATACAGGATTATTATGACTTATTCCATTATATTGAAACCAATACTTTCCCAAACAAAAAAATAACAAGAATCTACAGCAAAGCCTTGGCTAGGTTTCAAATGATTGAGTTTCGAGACAAGTTTGTTCCAAGAGTCTTGAACAATCTGATAACGTTGAAATTCTTTGATTATTGCAACAAAAGAAACTTTGATAAAAGCGATGTTCTGCACAAAGAGACTGGGCTCACGCTAGATAATTTTGAAGAGATAGCAAAAAAATCTTTTGTCAGTTGGGTTAAACATTTCTCCAAATCTTATTTGAATTGTTTGAGAACACTGAGAAATGAAAATTTGATATGGATATGCTGGGTAAAAAAACAAGTGAGAGTGGGGTTGAAATGGGCTGGTTATGGTTCATTTCAAATAAACATTTTTTCAAGCAAATTTATAGTTTACATAAGAAATAGTGAAGTAACACATATGGAGGCAAATTCACCAACAGATGATACTCAACTTTTAATGCTGTTTAAATGCATATTAGGAACTCAAAAACTGAAAGTTTCACAGAATGTTTCCCCAGAAGATGACAGTTATGCTTATGGCTCTGTGAATGGTGTGGACAAAATTGCAAAATGTTATGAACTTGAAAATGTTTACTGTCCTTGCCAAATACTCAATAATTTGAATTTGTGTGTGGATGATACAGACTGTTTAAAGCCTGCAAAGAAAGATGGAACTTTCAATGTTTTAAACAAACCTTATAGAATTGAAACACTCTTATCGTTGCTAGAAATTCCATTTTCCGAAATTGAGAATCTGTTTGAATTCAGAAAAGAAGGCAACATAAGAGAAATTTTTAAAAATTTTATTTACAGCAGCCCTGCACATATAGAAACAGACAAAGAGGCTCCTTTCGAAAAGCTAGTAGATAATATAACTAAGACACATCTGTACCACTGCTTTATTTATAGCAAGCTTGAACAAAAAAATTATGATTTGAACATTTGCTTGTCTGAGTACTGCCGAGAGAATAAAATCCAATACACCCCGGTTTCTGAAGTAAGATTGGAGGAGCTCCTTGAGATGAACGTGGAATGGAGAACTTTACCAAAGAGTGTACTTCAAGCACTAATGTCCTATTACAGGGAAAGATTTATAGAAGACAATTTGAAGGAAATAGTTAGTGATTTTGCTGAGATTTATTCAACAGATTTCAAAGAAAAAAATTGGAACAACTTTCTGTCAGACTGGGGAGGTGATGCATACCAAATGGCATTTACTATAAGAAACACAATGCTGCCAGAATTCTTGAGAGACCCTTTGATATTGGTTTCTTCTTACCCAGAAAAGTCTCAAGGCTGTCTAGAAACAATTAGAGAATTGCTGTTTGACCTTTTACCTAAAGGTTTGTCATACTTGTACAAGAAAGAGCAATCAGTTTTCAACACCAAAGTCATGATGACAAAAAGTGATTTGGAAACTTTGTTGCAATCAGGATACTATAATTCTTCTAACTGGGATGTATACACTGATTACTTTTCCGTAATTATCCAAGAATTGTTTTCAACAATTTTTAATGATATTGAATTGTTTAAGTCTTTCTACGAAGGTGTTAAAAAGAATGATTTGCTGAGGGCTGTTCCGATAGATGAAACAAAACATTCTGATTGGGCAAGGTTGTTTATTGTTTGTAATTGTAGCCTGAGGGCATTGCAAGGAGTTTACACACCTGCAAAAATATTCAAAATGCAGAAGACATCTAGATTTAGGTCAAAGGGCAAAGCAATCAGTTCTGGTGTACCTTATAAAAAGGATTTCGGGATGTTTAAAGAATATGAAAAGAAAACATTCAGCTTTTTTAGAAAAAAGAGTATGTATGAATTGATTCTGAAGAATGTAGAATACAAAGACTCTAGAGTTTTTCCCTTTTGTTTTTTCCCTAAATGGAAAAACATCAAAAAGGCCATTGAAACAGAACAAGATGAAGATGTTGTGGAAGGGTTGGAAGAAATAGAAGCTGAGTTTGATGGCACACTTGAATCAAGGGAAGCTTGTTCAGAATTTTTTGATGTATTGGACGATTGTGAAAACCAGCCTTCTAACCCTAACAAGAAAACCAGTGTCACAGTCTCTGAGAATGATTTTAGGTACAAAAGGTATGGTGAAAAAGTTGAAGTTGAAATTGAAGAAGCACCTTTTTTGAAAATTGTTAGCACCTTCAAAATTGATTGTATCGCCTATAATCATCATAAATTTTGCATCATGTGTAGCACGTTGCCAGATGACATCCTTTTACAAAATTCAGAAAGGGTCAAAGTGTACTTGTTAAAAAGAAAACCCAACGAGGCAATACAAAGTTTCTTCATAACATATAATTTGAATTGCAGAGAAGAATTGAGAAGCAATTACTTTACCAGGTTGCATCTGGCTCAGGTCAAAGGAATAATTGAGAACGTGAAGCATCCTTTAAAATATTTCTATGATGACGATACAGGCAAGTATATTGAAGTTACAAAAGAAAATTCTTACAAGCTTCACAACAAAATAACAGAATTCAAAAATAAAATTTATAAAGCTAAAGAAGTCAAGGCAAACGTTTTGTCAACAACAAACAAAGTGGCAGTTTCTATTTTGGAAGAGAGCAACTTGCATGATACGCCTTTCATTATGACCAAAGAAGAAATGATAATGTACAGGAAGATATACAAAAGAATTGAGGAATTCAAAAAAGAAAAGGACACAACAAATTCTCATGAAAAATTGCTGGGTGTTTTGATAGCCATTTGTGAGATTTTGAGAAAAGGTAAATGTAAATACATTGTTGATCATTACACTGAGTTGAAGAAGGCAATTGATTTGAAGTACAACGTTGATTATGACATAGGCAGATTCATAGACGATGTGTCAAAAATGCCAGACTACATGTGTGACATGATGTGCATAAGTTTGTGTGAAAAAATAAACCCAATAACAACTGAAGAAAAATTAGCCTATGCCATAAGCAATTTGCACAAGTATGATCTGAAAGTTTTCAATATGGTCAACATGGACATAAATAGGGCTGCGAAGGAAACCATCACTGAGAGCAATGTCAAGAAAATGATACAGTTTTCCAAAAGCGATGTGAAGTACAGCCCAATATCTAAGGATGAAATCTTGTATAAAGAATTTAAATGCTTGTTCGGTGAAGATGCAGAATTTCTGTTGGACAGAAATTCCTGTTTGACAAGCACTCAAAAAGAAAAACTAAAGTATGTTGCAGATGGGATTTTCAAAAAGTTGAAGAGATTTTCAGAAATTGAACCACCTAAAGCACAGAAATATATATACTGTTTTATGTTTGTTTACAAGGTGATAGAATCCTCAAAAATTGTGGAAGACAGGTCAGAGACAGAACCTTTTTACAAATGCTTTGACAATTTTTTTGAAAAATTGATGAAATCTTTAGAATCTGTTAAAGAAGTACCGATAAGCTTTGATGCTTTGGTGTATGAAGCTCCTTCTATTGAAAAGTTGGATGAATTTGATTATTACAGAGATGCTTAAACTCACTGCATTGTCAAAACAATTAGTTGTTTGACACTATCCGGTCAAAACTTCTCATAAGTGTTTGTTATAAAAATGAAACATGTTAGGAATGTCTTGTGTATCCAC